TCAAGGTTTATTACAGGTATTCGCCTTACCGGAATCATCAGCGCGGCGGTTGGCTGTAATATCTGGAACCTCAACGACGCTATAACCTTCAGGGTTAAGCGTGGAGGCATCTTTGGTGATGGCGACAATAATATTATTTGCATCGTAAACAATCTTTATTGTGTCTGGCTGAAAGTTTTTCACTTCCTCATACCAGTTTTTTCCGTCTTCGGACCATAACCAGATAACATCAAAATTCTTTGTTAGCTGATATTGTTCTTTTGTTTTTGGATTTCCAGACTTAATATTTTTTAAATGCTGCATAAATTACACCTGTACGACGTTATACCATGTGCCATTGATGTATTTTTGTATTGGTCTGAATACTGCCGGATCATCGCCATCAACTGCACCGATAATGCCAAGCCCCGTAATTGCATGACCTGATTTCTCATACATCACGCCTTTTTGCATAGTCTGAACAACACGTGTACCAAGTCGGACATCTCTCACATAACGTGAGTCAAAATTACCATAATTGCCGGGAATAACTTGCGCACCGCAAAGCCAGTTGCCATTGTTGTCCATGTACGCCTGACCATCGGTGCCATTGGCTGTCCTTGAGTTATTAATCATGTAGATGCCAAATTGCTTATTCCCCAGTCCACCAATCATAAATTTGCGATCAGCGTGGTCCTGACGAAGTAATGCCTGCGCACCATCGGTGGATACCGCATTGCGTCCCAAAATAACATTCTGGTCACGCATATGAATCCACATGCCGGTACTACTGTTAATTGCAAAACGGTTTGCAAATATATCCCCTGTAACATCAAGACCATGCCCCATGCTTATCCGACCAGTTCTGAGATTAAGCGTAAAGGGGCGTAGTGGCCCTATATCACCATTTTCTCCCTCATTCTCTCGTGTAGGGATGATATGCAGGCATTCTTCAGAACGACAAAAAATAGCACCAAAAGATGAATTAAATATCCTCAGTGCATTGACTGTCGATATTTTTACTTCACTGCTGAAAAGGGCTTTAACAAGGACAGACAAAGCATCCCATTTAAGAGTCATCAGGTCTTTTGTTGTGGTGCTCTGGCGGCTTCTCCATTTGAAATATTCATTGCCGTTGTCGCCTGTTTCAAACCACATGTATGAATCAGTGTCGCTGTCGGCATTATTTTTAAAACCAATCTTTGCCCAGTCAGTATTTCTAATCCAGGCAAGGATTGAGTCGTTTTCAAAAGTAAGCCCACCGGACAAGGTATCGCCATTCTTTTGCACGGCGTTCCTGGCCCTGTTTACCGTTTCCTGTAAACCGAGGTATTCGATAACGGCAGCAACGGTCGATTTCGCAAGAATATCCCGCCCGACTTTTGTCAGGGTTGCCAGGCTGGCGACATCATTCCCCGTAAAATACGGAAACCTGTCTGCCGCAGTAGCAAGCCCGGCCAGCGCCGTCAGGGTGGCATCTTTCGGTTGCTTACCCGCAAGCGCGTTAGTCATGGTGGTCGCAAAATTCGGGTCGTTGCCCAGCGCCGCCGCTAACTCGTTCAGCGTATTCAGTGCGTCAGGCGACGAGTCTACAAGGGCGGCAATCGCGGCCATCACATAAGCCGTACTTGCGATCTGAGTATTATTAGTACCTTTTGGCGCAGTTGGCGTTGTTGGCGTTCCGGTCAGTGCAGGACTATTTAAGGGCGCTTTCTTGTTCGTTTCATCCATTACCGCCTTAACCGCTTTTGGTGTCGCAGCCAGCGTTTCAGACGGGCTGTTAGTGGCGCTACTGAGCTGAACTATCCCTTTTCGTGCCGTCGTTGCGTCCTGAGCGGTATATTTTGCGTTAGCAAGGTCATATGCTGCCTTTACTGCTTTCGGCGTTGCAGCCTGCGTTTCAGACGTGCTGTTGGTTGCACTACTAAGCTGAACCACACCTTTTTTCGTCGTACTCGCATCTTCCAGAGATACGGCATCAGCAATATCCTCTGCCCGTTTTGCCGCTGTTTCGGCACGCGTTGCCGCGGATTGCCGCCTCACGGGCAGATGTGCCGGCATCGCCGGCTGACTTCTTCGCGGCTGCCGTGTTCTGTGCCACTGCGGACGCGTTACGCGCCACCTCTTCCACCATCAGTTCAAAACGGCGCAGTGCCTCAGGACGGGCATCATCCTCCGTCATGGCACCGAGAAAATCATTCAGCGTACCGGGTTGGGAATCTTCATACACGGTGATGATCCCGGCATGTGACGGCGGGAATCCTTCCACCAACAGAATAACGCTGTACTGACCGTACTCAACGTCCATGCTGTAACGCCCGGCTTCATCCGGGTTTTCTGAGGCCACTGTGTTCACCACCACCGTGGTGCTGTTGCGCCTGGCCTTTAGCTGAATGGTGCAGTTTTGTATCGGCTTACCTGCGCCATCTTTCAGTACACCTGAAATCCGTACTGCCATATTCCCCCCACAAAAAAGCCCGCCTGAACCGGCGGGCTGTCATAACACTGTGTTACCTGGCTAATCAGAACTTATAACCGACACCCACGATGAAACCGGCAGTGCGCCAGTCACCACTGCCGGAGCCTTCATAAGCAATATCAATGGCCACGGATTCGGTCGGGTTAAACTGCACGCCAGCCCCCCACGCCAGAGACATGTTGCTGTGGCGACCGTCATCACTTCCGGTCAGCACATCGTGCGTTTTCCCCTTGTTGTCAGTTACGCGGAGATAATCCCCGGAGAAGGTCGACACACGGCTGTAAGCCATACCCGCTATCGCATACGCGCTGAACCATTCATTCACGCGCACAGACGGCCCTGCCATCACGCTGAACCAGCGGTTACGCACGGAATCTTCATGCCAGCGGGTATCGCTGTAGTGCGTTTTTTGCTCATCCTCAGCATTGGCATAACTGAAGGACGTAATCAGCCCCAGCGTGTCCGTAAACTCATAACGGTATTTCACGTTAATCCCGTTCAGATTATCGCTGCCGGGAGCGTTCGTACGGGCATGAAGATACCCTGCGCTCAGTGTGGACTGATGTTCAGACGCCCATGCAGGCGCACCGGATACGGACAGACAGATGGCTGCGGACAAAATAACAGCACATAATTTACGCATAATTACCTCTCGCTTTTCTGCAATAAAAAAGGCGCCATTTCTGGCGCCCGTATCTGGGTTATAAAATTCAGCTAATCGTGATGCCTGCAGTGGCTTTCTTCATCACCACAACCAGCAAATCGCTGATACTTGCTGTGGGATACCAGTTATTTACCAGCCATGCTGACACCGAAAACTCCAGTGTCATGTGACCGTGACCGGCAGGCATATCAATAACACCACTGTAAATCAGCGTATTATCCAGCGCGGTACGGTTATAAATTTCAGCACCGTTTTTCCGTACTATCAGGCGGTATGACGAATAAATATCGTTATTCTCCCGCTCATGTTTAGCGCCGCTGAATGCCACCGCCGGAATAACAATCTGCCGGTCAAACGGCTGATCGTCATAAACCCTGACGGTGATGGTCCCTGATGGCCACCGTTCCGGTGCACGGGAGTCCCGGGGGAAAGCTTTGCCCACTGTTTTAACGAGATCGCCTTCAATCTGGTTGGCGGACAGTTTTCCCAGAACCCGACAGTTCTCGTTAATCGTGACGTTGTTGAGCGTCCCGGAGTTCGCATTCACGTTACCGCTGATATCGGCATTTTTCGCCGTCAGCCGCCCGTCCGGTGTCAGGGAAAATACCGGAGGATTACCGCCGCTGGTAATGGTGGGAGCCGTCAGGCGTTTCAGGAACACTTCGTTCATGAATATCTGATCGCCCTGCCCAACAAACATCGGCTTTGTGTTGCCATTCGCAGGATTAATCATCGCAATCCTGTCTGCCGCCAGCAGCACCTGACTCTGCATGCCGTCAGGGGTGTTCTCAATACCGGCACCAATACCCGCGATATAAAGGCGTCCGTCCTGCATCTGCTGCAGCTTCACAGCCCACATGCTGTTCAGGTTATTATTTGTATCAACCTGAACCTTCTGTATCTGCTGAATTGCCGCACTCTGGTCTTCCAGTTTCTTATTGACGGTCTGCGTGATTTCATTGCTGACATCCGTAATGGACGTCCTGATTTCAGCCAGGTCAGGCGCAAGCTGACCGTTATCAATCTGCGTCCACAGCTCCTGAGCCAGATGGGTTTTCCCTATCTCGCCTTTGAAAAAATCCAGATAACCGGATGCATCATCACTCGGCTGACCAACAGCCTCCACGAATGCCGATTTGCCAACGGTGTTCACACTGCGGATATAAAAGTAATAATCATGGCCCGGTTTGATATTGAGACTGGCGGCTATCCAGTACAGCGCCGTGCCAAGATAGCGTGCTGTGGTTTCAACCTGCCTGATATCGGTAATCCGCTTTTCCGAGAACCAGAACTCAAACTGTACCGTCGGGTCATAAACGGCAAGATGCGGCGTGGCGGTTATCTGAAAATAGCCCGGCGTCAGCTCAATCCTCGACGGTGCTGCCGGTGCGGCAATCCGGAACGATACCGACGCCGGATCGCCCTGCTGCCCCCACGCATTTACCGCCCGGACTGTCAGCCTGTAGTTCCCCAGCGCCAGTTGCGTGAAGCGGTATGTGGTTTCCGTCGTCCGGGCCGTGCTGACCAGCCGCTCACTGCTGTCATCCGCTGTTACGGTCAGACGGAGCAGGAAGCTCACGCCCTTCACCACCTTCGGCGTGTCCCAGCGCGCCAGCACCTGATATTCCCCGCTGTCTGCGGTGACTTCGGCGGTCAGGTGCTGCACCGCTGGCGGCGTGACACCATTCACCGTGCTGCTCTGGTCGCCGTCAAAGTGCGCCCCGTTATCCACGATGGCTTCTTTTTCCGGTACATGCTGCACGGCAGTGATGGCATACGTGCCGTCATCGTTCTCACGGATACTCACACAGCGGAACAGGCGCTGACGCAACGTCGGCAACTTCAGCCCCCACACACTGTATTCTGCAACGCCATCAGGAACCCGGTTCACTTTCACCTTAAGTCCGTCGGTGACGGACTGAACCTCCACGCTGACCGGATTACCACTTCCGTCAACCAGGCTTATCAGCGTGGTACCGGAGGATGGCAGCGTGATTTCACGGTCGAGCGTCAGCGTCCGGGTCTGGCTGTTCACCGCCAGCACGCGACCACCGGTGCTGATACCGGCATAGTCATCATCGCAGATTTCAATGACATCGCCCGGTACATGGCGAAGCCCTTCAGCACCCACGCTGAAATCCACGGTCTGCGTCTCCAGCAGTTCCGTTTTAATCAGCCACAGCCCGGCGCGGTGTGCCTGCCCCCGGCTGGTACAGCCAAAGGCATCCATCTTCGTGACATTACGACCGTAACGGGCAATGGCCTGCGTATCTTCAACAAGCTCTGTCGCCGTCTCCCAGCCGTTGTTCGGGTCAATCCAGTTCACCTCAACGGCATTATGGCGGTCCTTCAGGGCGCTGAAGCTGTAGCGGAACGGCGCGCCATCATCCGGCATCACCACATTACTGCGGTTATAGGTCCACACCTTATCTGATGGTCGGTCCTGCACGAACGTCAGCGTCTGCCCGTTCCATACCGGCATACAGCGCATCGCCGAGCAGAAATCACTGAGCACATCCCACGCCTTACGCTGCGTGGTCAGGTATCAGTTCATCCAGCGCGGCTGCTTTGTTCATGGCTTTGATGATATCCCGTTTCAGGAAATCAACATGTCGGTTTTCCAGTTCCGGAAAACGCCGCTGCACCGACAGGGGGATCCCGTCGAGAATACTGGCAATTTCACCTGCGATCCGCGACAGCACGAAAGTACAGAATGCGGTTTCCACCACTTCAGCGGAGTCTCTGGCATTTTTCAGCTCCTGTGCGTCGGCCTGCGCACGCGTAAGTCGATGGCGTTCGTACTCAATAGTCCCTGGCTGGAGATCTGTCTCGCTGGCCTGCCGCAGTTCTTCAACTTCCCGGCGCAGCTTTTCGTTCTCAATTTCAGCATCCCTTTCGGCATACCATCTTATAACGGCGGCAGAGTCATAAAGCACCTCATTACCCTTGCCACCGCCTCGCAGAACGGGCATTCCCTGTTCCTGCCAGTTCTGAATGGTACGGATACTCGCACCGAAAATGTCAGCCAGCTGCTTTTTGTTGACTTCCATTGTTCATTCCACGGCCAAAAACAGAGAAAGGAAACGACAGAGGCCCAAAAGCTCGTTTTCAGCACCTGTCGTTTCCTTTCTTTTCAGGGGGTATTTTAAATAAAAACATTAAGTTACGACGAAGAAGAACGGAAATGCCTTAAACCGGAAAATTTTCATAAATAGCGAAAACCCGCGAGGTCGCCGCCCCGTAACCTGTCGGATCGCCGGAAAGGACCCGCAAAATGATAATGATTATCATCTGCATGTCACAACGTGCATCTACGCCATCAAACCACGTCAAATAATCAATTATGACGCAGGTATCGTATTAATTGATCTGCATCAACTTAACGTAAAAACAACTTCAGACAATACAAATCAGCGACACTGAATACGGGACAACCTCATGTCAACGAAGAACAGAACCCGCAGAACAACAACCCGCAACATCCGCTTTCCTAACCAAATGATTGAACAAATTAACATCGCTCTTGATCAAAAAGGGTCCGGGAATTTCTCAGCCTGGGTCATTGAAGCCTGCCGCCGGAGACTGTGCTCAGAAAAAAGAGTTTCTCCTGAAGCAAACAAAGAAAAGAGTGACATTACTGAATTGCTCAGAAAACAGATCAGACCAGATTGAAGCAATTTAGATAATCGTGCAGACTACGCCCCCCTCATATCACATGGAAGGTTTATCTATGGATCAGGTAGTCATTTTTAAACAAATATTTGATAAAGTTCGAAACGATTTAAACTATCAATGGTTTTATTCTGAGCTAAAACGTCACAATGTCTCACATTACATTTACTATTTAGCCACAGAGAATGTTCATATTGTATTAAAAAATGATAATACAGTGTTATTAAAGGGCCTAAAAAACATTGTGTCTGTCAAATTTTCAAAGGATAGGCATCTTATAGAAACGACCTCTAATAAGCTGAAATCCAGAGAGATCACATTTCAGGAATACAGAAGAAACCTTGCTAAAGCAGGAGTTTTTCGGTGGGTTACAAATATCCACGAACAAAAAAGATATTACTATACCTTTGATAATTCATTACTCTTTACTGAAAACATACAGAGCACATCACAAATGTTTCCACACTAAACCATAACGTCCGGTTTCTTCTACCCCTGCACCGGACTGGCTGACATGAAGAGCAACCCCGCGTTCAGTTGACGCGTTAATAACCCGGTGTGCATCGTTTTTGATTATTCCCGCACACTCACGCAGAAGGAATTCCCCGTCGGGCTACGGTCATGGTTAATGCGGGAATACGGCGACGATACAGCGCATGATGTGTCAGGCTTGAATACCTTTATCCGTTAAAAGGGATATCAGTTAAGTTATCCCGTGCAGGGTATAAGCCATTATCAAGCCCCCCGTAGATAGGCTTTGTAATGACATCTTCAATTAATCAGCAGTTCAGGCTGTGTCACCTGCAAGATGTATTCATGCTCGACAGCCAGGACACGCTTCTCTTTCTTCCGTTCGTTCATTAACCGACTGCCGATCGTACCTTTCAGCTTTGAGCGTGTTTCTTTGATGGCGTAGCGGTGCTGCATTTCTTCGCCAATTGCCATGCGGCGGCTCAGTTGTTCTGCCATCCAGTTGAATGCTGCGATATAGCTCTCCTTGATTGCCGCAGCAGCTTTCCCGGTGAACCCCATCACAACCATGATCCAGCCATCTTTCGTCAGGCTGTACATCGGGCGAACCTTGCCCTGCTCATCGATATAATCAGCCGACGCAAAATTGCGTTGGCTAAACTCACGCGAGCAATCAGCCTTAACCTGCTCGATTTTCCTGAGAACATCACCGTGTCGCTTGCCGAAGTACTTGGCAATTTTTCTGGATGTGGTAACGACCTCTCCGTTTTTGGCTTGCACCATTTCTCGGAAGTCGAAGGCTGGAATAACTGAATGATTATTCATAGCGTCTTTACCTTTTAGAAAGTGAGCCTGTCTCACAGAAAAGCCGCCCGAGAGAGGTCGCCACCTATAACGGCATTTCTCAGGCTCGCTTACTGAAAGGCTCTCGTTAATATGCGCGTGAGATGCGCTGTGAAATTCAGATATAAAAAGCCCCGCGAATGCGAGGCTAAATCCTGGTATTTGTAATGAACTGGCTCTTATCTCAACGCAGCCCCTTACTGCGCGCCAGATGCTCAATATCAAGCATCAGCAATGAGATGTTTAATCTGGATTTACTCCAGAAGTGATCACCACCCTGTCTACAGAGCCAGATGTGAAGGATGATGAGTAAAATTATCGCTATCATCGAAGGCATTGCGTCCTAATGTATTCCTGAAGCGTTCTCAGTGCTGTTTGGTCGCGGATAATTCCGTCCCGGATATCGAGAACGTTTCGTCCAGCAACTGGAGAGAGTTCGACGGTGGCATCATTGCCCATGCCGGAGGCGCTGGAGGTTTCGGCAGAGGATGGCACAGGGCATTTTCCTTTGACGAGCACCCTGCCACCATTATCAAGCTTCCGCAGAAGAGCATCATTTTCAGCTTTCGCATCAGCTAACTCCTTCGTGTATTTTGCATCGAGCGCAGCAACATCACGCTGACGCATCTGCATGTCAGTAATTGCCGCGTTCGCCAGCTTCAGTTCTCTGACATTTTTGTCGCGCTGGGCTTTGTAGGTAATGGCGTTATCACGGTAATGATTAACAGCCCATGACAGGCAGACGATGATGCAGATAACCAGAGCGGAGATAATCGCGGTTACTCTGCTCATTGTTTCCCCCACAAACAGACTTCACGCTCAATCTCACGGCGAGTCATCAGTCCTTTCCATTGATTACCGCCAGCGTATGTCCAGCGCCGTAGCTGATCACATGCGCCTTTGATATCACCGTGGTTTATTTTGCGAAGAAGCGTCGATGTTCTGAAATTGCCAGCACCCACGTTGTAGACGAACGAGTAAAGAGCGCCGCGCGTTGTTTCCGGTATATCAACTTTTATGTACGGGTTAATTTGTCTGGCGACCGTGGCAAGGTCTTTATTCAGGAGGGCTTTGCATTCTGCTTTGGTATACGTTTTACCGAGCATGATGTCTTTTCCTGTATGCCCGTGACATACAGTCCATACACCAACAATATCTTTGTATGGTATGTAGCTGACACCTTCCAGACCATCGTTACCACTTGGGCCAGTGATTAACACTGATGCTATAGCAATTGCTCCGCCACCAATAGCAGCAGCAACGGCTTTTCGTAATGATGGAGGCATTATTCACCTCTCGCAGCCTTGCGCTTATCTTCTTTAATCTTGAAATAAAGGTTTGTCAGGTACGTCAGCAGGCCAAATACCAGGCTACCCAGCACTCCAATTGCCGCCCACTGTGAGGGCGTGACTTTATCTAGCAGCTGTAAAAACCAGTACCCGGCACTACCTGCTGAGGTGCCATAGGCGACACCCGTTGTTAACTTATCCATGGATTTCATAACCCCACCTCGCAGACAAAGCGGGTGTAAATTGAGGGAATACTACGAAACGTAACAGACTCGGAGTCAGTGAATAACTCAGGTATTGGGTTATCAGCTAATATCGAGACTCAAAAAATGGAAAAACCCGCTCGACGGCGGGTTTAAGCTGTGTGACGAAGTAACCACTCTTAACAGCATAACCAATTTTTTACGTACGTAAACCACTAAATGATATTTGCGAGAATGCTACCGAGTATTGAAAACACCACTACAAATACATAAGCAAATCTCAACAAATAACCAACAAATAATTTCCAGTGTTATTTTTAGCCGGTTTAAATTGAACCTTCAAATTATAGAGCACTTATAAATAACAGCCATTAATATAAATTGGCTAATAGATTTATTTTTATTCAGCCAAGAGCCATGAATAGGATTCGATAGAAAAAAGTTCAGATAAAAATAGAGATCTACTTCACAAATCAAACGAGAAACCAAAACTTACATCTTGAAATAATCACATTGATTAGATGAATATTTATCGCGCAGTGACATCATTTTTTAATAATAGTTCAAAAAAAGGGCTCACGATGAAAAAATTAACAGTGGCAATTTCTGCTGTAGCTGCATCAGTACTGATGGCGATGTCTGCTCAGGCAGCTGAAATTTATAATAAAGACAGTAACAAGCTGGATCTGTACGGGAAAGTTAATGCTAAGCACTACTTCTCCTCTAATGATGCAGATGATGGTGATACTACTTATGCCCGTCTTGGCTTCAAAGGTGAAACCCAAATCAACGATCAACTGACTGGTTTCGGTCAGTGGGAATATGAATTCAAAGGCAACCGCGCTGAATCTCAAGGTTCCTCCAAAGATAAAACCCGTCTTGCCTTCGCTGGCCTGAAATTCGGTGACTACGGCTCCATCGATTACGGCCGTAACTACGGTGTAGCATACGACATCGGTGCGTGGACTGACGTCCTGCCAGAATTCGGTGGTGACACTTGGACTCAAACCGACGTGTTCATGACTCAACGTGCAACTGGTGTTGCAACCTATCGTAACAACGACTTCTTTGGTCTGGTTGATGGTCTGAACTTTGCTGCTCAGTACCAAGGCAAAAACGATCGTAGCGATTTCGATAACTACACCGAAGGTAACGGTGATGGCTTCGGTTTCTCTGCTACCTATGAATACGAAGGATTCGGTATCGGTGCAACTTATGCGAAATCTGATCGTACCGACACTCAAGTTAATGCAGGGAAAGTTCTTCCTGAAGTATTTGCTTCCGGTAAAAATGCAGAAGTTTGGGCCGCAGGTCTGAAATATGACGCTAACAACATTTACCTGGCCACTACCTATTCTGAAACCCAGAATATGACTGTATTTGCTGATCACTTCGTTGCTAATAAAGCTCAAAACTTCGAAGCTGTTGCACAATATCAGTTCGATTTCGGTCTGCGTCCGTCCGTTGCTTACCTGCAATCTAAAGGTAAGGATCTTGGAGTATGGGGCGATCAGGACTTAGTCAAATATGTTGATGTAGGTGCAACCTATTACTTCAACAAAAATATGTCTACTTTCGTTGATTACAAAATCAACCTGCTTGACAAAAATGACTTCACTAAAGCACTCGGTGTAAGCACTGATGACATCGTTGCTGTAGGTCTGGTTTACCAGTTCTAATCTGATTACGAAAAAGATATGTTGCGGGAGGCGTTGCCTCCCCAACATATAAGTGGCTCCCTCAAGCCACTTCCTTTAGGAGCACAACCTTGCTTCTAACTATATAAACCTTCTGTTATATATTACCCTTTATTTTTGGGGGCGTCTCAACGCCCCATTTTTAATAATTTTTAGTAAACAATTGGCATATTAATTAGAGTTATTAACAACGATATCCATCTCTAACCGGATATCTAATGCCATTAACATCCTAGACTGGCCCCCTGAATCTCCAGACAACCAATATCACTTAAATAAGTGATAGTCTTAATACTAGTTTTTAGACTAGTCATTGGAGAGCAGATGATTGATGTCTTAGGACCGGAGAAACGCAGACGGCGTACTACACAGGAAAAGATCGCTATTGTTCAGCAGAGTTTTGAACCGGGAATGACGGTCTCCCTTGTTGCCCGGCAACACGGTGTGGCAGCCAGCCAGTTATTTCTCTGGCGCAAGCAA